TTATGGTAAGCAAGGTGGTGGTGGTCGTGATGATTACAGACCATATACTGAAGATGATTACAAAAAACCAGGTTCTGGAGCAGCAAGTCAGGCAAAAGATGCTTGAATCCACTTTTTAAACTGTCCACTGGGAGGTCTTCGGACCTCCTTTTTTTGTATAATAGGTCCATACGCAACAGACCAATGACCGTCCGCCACGAAATCAAGTCTCAACTTGCCAAGCTCCTTGCTACCGAAGACCTTGTGGTTGAGCACAAGAAAGTGGAAACTGCCCAGTTTAATGTTCATACTCGTGTACTCACCCTGCCGATGTGGGAGAAGGCAAGTAACACCGTGTATGACTTGCTGGTTGGTCATGAGGTTGGTCATGCTCTCTATACACCTGATGAAGATTGGTTGAAGACTCATAAGATTCCCCCGCAGTTTGTGAATGTGGTAGAAGATGTCCGCATTGAGAAACTGATGAAGCGTCGTTATGCTGGTCTCTCTAAAACCTTCTATAAGGGATATGGGGAACTTGCCGAGCAAGACTTCTTTCAGGTTGAAGATGAAGATATCAGCACTTATAATCTTGCTGATAAGGTCAATCTGTATTATAAAATCGGCAACTTTGTAGACATTCCTTTTGAGGATGATGAGAAAGAACTTGTCTCTTTGATTGGGGAGACTGAAACTTTTGTTGATGTTCTTGCTGCTGCTTGGAAACTTTATAAGTTTTGTAAGGAAAAGCAGCAGGAAGAAACCAAAACTCAGATGGACTCTTTGGAATCTCAACAGAGTGGTAGTAATCAACCTGCTTCTGATTTCTCCGATCAACCTGAGGGTGAGAATGAAAGTGATCAGGAGCAACCTGGTGAGACTGATTCTTATGGTGGAACTGCCGAACAGGAGCAACAGCAGACCACCTCTATGGGTGGTGAGATTGATGAACCCGAAGTCAAAACTATGGAGTCACTTGAGGAGGCACTCAAAGACCTTGTGAATACTGATGGTTATGAGAATGTTTACCTTGAGTTGCCCAAACTTGACCTGGATAAAATCATTGTCCCTAATGCCGAAATCCATGATAAGTGTAAGCAATACTGGAATGCTTGGATTGAAGAGCGGGAAGTTTCTACCGAAGAAATTTTTGGCGAAGTTGATAAAAACTTTGTAGAGTTCAAGCGTTCGGCACAGAAGGAAGTCAACTATCTGGTGAAAGAGTTTGAGTGTCGCAAGGCAGCAGATTCTTATGCCCGTGCCACCACTGCCCGCACTGGTGTATTGGACTGTACTAAACTTCACACCTACAAATACAACGAAGACCTGTTCCGCAAGGTAACCACTCTTGCTGATGGTAAGAATCATGGTTTGGTGTTTATCCTTGACTGGTCTGGTTCAATGAGTGATGTGATGTTGGATACTGTCAAGCAACTCTTCAACCTTGTGTGGTTCTGTAAGAAAGTTGCGATTCCCTTTGATGTTTATGCCTTTACCAGTGATTATCCTCTGGTGAAGTATGATGAGGACAATAAGGCAAACCTCCGTGAACTTGCTTACACCAAGAAAGATGGACTGGTTCAAGTTGGTGAATGGTTCTCGCTGATGAATATGCTCACTAGTAAGACCAATGGTAAAACTCTGGAAGACCAAATGAAGAATATTTTCCGTCTTGCCCATGCTTTCCGCTGGAATTCTTATGTCCGTTATAACATTCCTTATGGTTTGAGTCTCTCTGGCACTCCGCTGAATGAGACTTTGATTGCTCTTCACCAGATTCTTCCTAAGTTCCAGCAAGAGAACAAACTTCAAAAGGTTCAGTGTGTAATTTTGACTGATGGTGAGGCAGCAATGCCGAAGTATCATCGTGAAGTTCAACGCCGCTGGGAAGATGATCCTTTTATGGGCACTGGATATATTGGTCCTAATGCTTTCCTGCGTGATCGTAAGACTGGTATGACTTATTCTCTTGATTGTGAGTGGTATGAGTTTACTGATATTCTTCTTCAAAATTTGCGTGATAAGTTTAAGGACATAAACTTCATTGGTATTCGTGTGCTTGCTTCCCGTGATGCTGGTTCCTTTATCCGCCGTTATTGTGGATATTATGGACCAGATTTTGAAAAGACTATGAACACTTGGAAGAAAGAAAAAGCATTTACTATCAAGAAGTCTGGGTACAATGCTTACTTTGGTCTTTCGGCAAATGCTCTGGCACAAGATGCTGAATTTGAAGTTGCCGAAGATGCTACCAAGACTCAAATCAAATCTGCATTTGTGAAGAGTCTTAAGTCCAAGAAAATGAATAAAAGGATTCTTGGAGAGTTTGTGGAACTCGTTGCTTGACCACTTTTCAAACTGGTACACTGGGGGGTTCGATGCCCCCCTTTTTCTTGTATAATTACTTTGTTGAAACGAACACCCCAATCCAAACAAAATGACCATTTCCGCTGACTATATCCGCACTTCTCTCCAAGCAGTGTATGGGGAGTCTGTGACTGCTGCTGATATTCGTGCCTGGTGTGCTATGAATGGTGCTAACTACCAGACCGTCACCAATAAACTCAACGATTACAAGACTAGTCGTGGTAAGTGGAACCTGACCATCCAAGAGGCACGAGAGCAGTTTGAGCAGGTTGTAAAAGCACCTGCTGCTATTCCTGCTGTTGAGCAAAACCTTATCCCTGCAAAAGATGATACCTTCGTCAAGTTTGGTAACTTTGGTGATATTCGCAAGATTATTGAGTCCCGTCTTTTCTATCCTACTTTCATTACGGGACTCTCTGGTAACGGCAAAACTTTCTCTGTTGAGCAAGCATGTGCTCAATTGAAGCGTGAACTGATCCGTGTAAATATTACGATTGAAACTGATGAAGATGACCTTATCGGTGGTTTTAGGCTTGTTGATGGGAACACTGCATGGCATAACGGTCCCGTCATCGAAGCACTTGAACGAGGAGCAATCCTCCTTCTGGATGAAATCGACCTTGCTTCCAACAAAATCCTCTGCCTTCAATCCATTCTAGAAGGTAAGGGTGTGTTCCTTAAAAAGATTGGTCGCTGGGTCAAACCTGCTGCTGGGTTCAATGTGATTGCCACCGCAAACACTAAGGGTAAGGGTTCTGATGATGGTCGATTTATCGGCACCAATGTTCTTAATGAAGCATTCCTTGAACGCTTCCCTGTGACCTTTGAGCAGTCCTATCCTGCTCCTGCTACCGAACAGAAGATCCTGGAAGGTATCTCTTTGGATCTGGGTATGGAGGATCGTCAGTTCTGTAAGCGTCTGGTGGACTGGGCAGATATCATCCGCAAGACCTTCTATGATGGTGGTATTGAGGAAATCATCAGCACCCGCCGCCTGGTTCACATTATCCGTGCTTACAGCATCTTCCAAGACAAGGCAAAGGCAATCCAAGTTTGCGTGAATCGCTTTGATGACGAAACCAAGCAAGCATTCCTTGAACTTTATGACAAGGTGGACGCTGATTTCCAAATGCCTTCCGAAGAATCCATTGACACATACAAGTCTGTTTGATAGAATATTAGGAGGTCAATGTGCCTCCTCTTTTTAACCTTTACTATGAAACAAAATGTCTGAAAACTTTGAGAGCACTTATGAAAGTACAATTCCCAATCAAGATTTCTGGGAGGAAGATGGTATTAGTTTAACTGGAAATCCTTATACCTCACCAGATGCAATTATTTTTGGATCACGACTTCCTGGTGGTCTTGGTGAAGATCATCTCTCCTTGAATATGCCTTCTACTTTTAATTTGAAAATGCCCGAAGATACGAACAAAAACGGTTTCTGGAAATACGAAGAAGATAAAACTTTAAAGGAAGTTGAGCAATATCTTTCTAGCACTTATCATTCTCACTATACTTCCGAGCAATCTAAAACTCAAACTCTTGATTTGATTGAGAGTATTGGTGATGCGGAAGCATTTACTCGCTCAAATGCCATTAAGTATCTTTCTCGCTTTGGCAAGAAGAATGGTAAATCTAAGATGGACATTCTGAAAGCAATCCACTATTGTGTTCTACTTTATCACTTTGCTGGTCTGCATAAGAATAATTCCAACAACTATCCTTATTGATTATGAAAATCCAAGAAAAAACCATGAAACTCTCTGATAATACTCTCGCTCTCCTCAAAAACTTTGCTGGTATTAACAACTCAATTCTTGTGAAGCAGGGCACTCGTCTTCGCACTATCTCTGTTGCTAAGAATATTCTTGCGGAAGCAGAAATCACAGAAGAGTTTCCTCGTGACTTTGCCATCTACGATCTCAATCAGTTTCTGAATGGTCTGAGTCTTCACCAGGATCCTGATCTTGACTTTAATGAATCTTCTTATCTGAGTATCAAAGAGGGTAAGCGTCGGGTGAAGTATTTCTTTGCTGATCCGAACGTCATTATCTCTCCTCCCGATAAAGATATTCAACTTCCTTCTCAGGATGTTTGCTTCCAACTAGATAGCACTTCTTTGGAGAAACTAGTGAAAGCAGCAGCAGTTTATCAACTTCCCGATCTTTCTGCCGTTGGTGAAGCAGGTGTTGTGAAACTCGTCGTTCGTGATAAGAAGAATGATACTTCTAACGAATATGCCATTGTTGTTGGTGAAACCGATCAAGAGTTTGTATTTAACTTCAAGGTAGAGAATATCAAAATCATTCCTGGTGCTTATGATGTGGTGGTGTCCTCTAAACTTTTGTCACAGTTCACCAATCCTAAGTATAATTTGAAGTATTATATTGCTCTGGAACCTGATTCTACCTTTGGATGAACATCTTCGTAACTTCTCCTTGGCCTGCTGAGAGTGCTATCTGTCTTCCTGATAAGCACATTGTCAAAATGCCCCTAGAATGCTGCCAAATGCTTTCCATTGTGGCATCTGAAAAATGGGGACATGGTTATGGTCCTCTGCTTAAAACTGATAACACTCCTTACAAAACCGAAAAGGGTGCATTCCGCAATCATCCCTGCACCAAATGGGCAATGGAAAATATCCATAATGCCTATTGGTTGATCAAACATGGTCTTAACTTGTGTGATGAATACACTTTGCGGTATAATAAGGTTCATTCCTGTTACAAGACACTTGTAGATGCTTTCTACTTGTTTCCAAGAGGGAAGATTACAGAAGTGACTTCATTCGCTCGTGCTATGCCCGACGAATATAAATTTGATGATAGCATTGATACATTTACTGCCTACAAAATGTATATTGCTTCGAAGCCTTGGGTGAAGGATAATTATCTTCGTATGCCCGAGCGTAAACCTGA